AGACTGTAGATATACTGGTTGCCAAAGCATCGTCTGCACTCACAGAAATGTTGTAGTTGTTGGCAATGTTGCCGTTAGCTGTGGCAACAGTCGCTGTCAAGGCTGTAACCAACGAGGCAGTTGCACTATTGGCAGTTGCAGCAGTTGTTGCCGTAGTCGTTATGTCTGCTGTGTTTTGTCCAACTACCGAACTTAAACTGTTGATGCTCTGAGTCAGAACATTGTCAGCAGAAACTGAGATGTTGTAGTTGTTACTGATGTTGCCATTTGCCGTAGCGACAGCGGCAGTCAAAGAGGTAATAAGAGCGGCACTCGCAGTGTCAGCATCTGCTCTAGCCGTGGCTTCAGTGGAAATCGCGGATGTGTTGTCACCGACAGTTGCTGTGAGCGTTGTGACATTGGATGCCACTGCGGCAGTAGCAGTTGCAGCAGCCGAAGCCTCAGTCACCACCGAGGCAGCCACAGTATCTACATTCGCTTGTACAGCTTGCCGTGCAGTTGCTTCGGCACTAATGGCATCAGCCCTAGCTGTTGCTTCCGTGTCCACAGAAGCAGACACAGTATCTACGTTGGCTTGTACAAGCTGTCTCGCAGTTGCTTCGGCGCTATCGGCATCTGCCCTAGCAGTTGCTTCTGTAATTACCGAAGCAGAGTTGGTCGCAACATTAGCCTGTACTGTGGTAATTAGAGAGGCAAATGCTGAGTTTTCACCTGTGCGAGTAATGGCTTCTATGTTGATAGCTGCGGTGTTGTTGCCCACAGTATTGTTGATGTCAATAAGAGTCTGTTTGACCTCAGTGACACCGTCCTCAGTAACCTGAGTCTGCTGGGCATTCTGGTCAAAAGAGTTCTCTAGACGTTGTAGCTCATCATCTAGATAAATGCCCATCTTGTAGTCTTCTTGAGAAGCTGCTCTTTTAGCTCCTGCACTGTTCTCTAAAACTGGTCGGGGGTGGCGCTTATAACCGAGTATCGGTAGCGTAGACATAGCTACCTCCTACCAGTAGTTAATACATCCAAATCGAATCCAAGGAAACTAAAGTCTTTGTTATCTGGCACAGTCATTTTGTAGCTCAGGTATCTTCCTGAGACCCTAGTGTCTATCTTGTAGTCAGTGGCCCCATTAAAGGTAATGCTTGGGGAGTAGACTGGAGTAGACCCTAGTAAATCACTAGCACCAAAGGTGAAAGAGAATTGCTTATTGGGGTTAGTGGTGTCCACTTGGGGCAGTATCATCTTGATCACTTTGTAGCCATTTAGAGAAGACATCTCATCGAGGTCAATACCTTCTCGCTCTACATAGGGACTTTTGTTAGCTTCTGCATCAAAAGGGAAAGCAAGACTACCAGTGTCACTTAAATCTAAGCCGTATAGCTTGGCTGAAGTGATTCCATCTACGCTGTTAGCCTCGCCCACAAATAGCGAGTGCAGGTCGTAACCTGCTTCCTGTGTATAGTAAGTACCACCTGTCTCAATATATGAGGCTGGGGCTGCCGCATAGGATACTGAAGAACTTACAGTACCTACGGTGGAACCGGAGACATTCGGTAAATCCATGAATGACCAAGTTTGTTTCTTGTAGTTAAATACAGCCGCCCTATTACAGCGTGAGCCATTAAGGTATTCAGCCATATCATCACCTGACACATAGCAGAACATCACCTCGTCCAAGTCTGGATTATGGTGTGCAAAGCATCTGTCAGTCTTAGCGGTGTTTAGACCGCCAAAGATATATTCTTTTACTCGCTCATCGCAAATAGACTGGCGGGTATGACTATCGTGGATATAGATGTCATCGTGGTCAAACACATAGTGAGTGCCATCGACCTCTAGGATACAGTTCTGGTTAATAACACCACATTCACTAAAGAGTTTTCTAAAGTTATGTATAAAGGTGCCACCTACGAACTCCATCAGCCAAACTTGATCCTTAGAGTAAACAACGAAGTTTGTCCCTAGGGTAAGGCCATCAACAATGCCTGACTGCATCTGCACCAGATCGTTAAATCCAGCCGACTTAGTGAGGTCAGAGGCATCCCATGAGTCAGGGACAGAGTTGGCCAAGGTCAAGTTGGAGTAGCGAATCCGTGTAGGGTATGTAGTGCCATTTTCGGTCAGGTTTAACGCAAGCAGGAAGTCACCATAGGAGCGCACTGATTCTGCTCTCCAATTGGAGTCCCAGTTAGGTAACGTAGCGAAGATAGTCCCGCCATTCGCCCTGTAGACAGGCAATTGGTCGCTTCTGTTGATGTACGTCATGTCAGCCAGATTAGTCCCCGTTATGGAGTTAGCGTTGGCTGAAGTTGCCGATAAGCTACCTTGGACACTTGATACCGTACCGTTCTGGTAAGACTTAAACTGGTAGGTGTCAGACACCATGATGACAGAGGCAAAGCCACCCCCAAATTCTCCTGGGATTGCGTAAGTAAAACGAGGGTTAAACCCTAGGCTATCTTTTACTTTACGGAACACAGGGGAACGGGACACTTTACCTTCATCAAACCTGACGTTCTTGCCTCTAGAGAAAGCATGTAGAGGAAGGGACGCTGGGCGTATATCAGTGATGACACCTATATCACCAACATCTCTTATCTGAGGCAATCTTGCCATGTTGTATATCCTCTCTTTGGCTCCCTCATTACTCGGAACAGGTTCGGTATTAGTTAAGCTGTGCGCTTCCACATGTAGACTGTAAGGAAGGGCTGCACGATTGTGTGCGCTTGGCCACCACCAGTATTATCTCCTGCCACTGAGGCCGTAGGCTCTCCTGGCACTGTACCCGCTGGGTGACTAGTGACACCTGTGTCATCTACTTCTTGGTAGGTCACAGTGTGGCTGTGGGCAGGGATTTCACTGACTGTCAGGGTGTGCGTCTTACTACCACCAGTACCCTCTACAGTATCAAAATCGACATCATCAGGATCAAGTCCTACAAGCACCCTACCAGCCGCCATAGCAGCCCATGTGCCACCAAAGTGAGTCGCGGGACTCGTAGCTACCACTGAGGTATAGATGCTACCTACAGGGTATACAGACAGCAGTGTGGCCGTGGTAGAGGCAGCAGCGGCCCCTAGTAGAGTCAACAATGCTGCACCCGTAATGCCACTGGCTAGACTAGGGTTAGTACCGTCAGTAGTAATAGCCGCATCCGTAGCACCTATGAGGGTCTTTATTTCTGGCCCTGAGATGCCTGTAGCGAGACTGGGGGTGGAACCATCGGAGGTTATAGCCGACACAGGCTCCGCTATCTTAGCGTTGATCACTGTGTGAGTAGCCGTAACAGGCCCAGCAATGGCTGGGAACGTCTGCTTCAAAACAAGCTTTAAAAGTCTAAGGTGGTCATCAGCCTGCGCTAGGGCATCAGTGGCAGCAGGGTTTGACGCATTTAAGCTATTAATGTAATTACCAGTTTCAAGTGCCATCTGGGGTAGTCCTATTCGTGTTCATTGACGGTTATCCAAAGCTCATGTGTGAGAAAAGCCAACCTTATGTGCCTAACTTTGCCACCGTAGTTGTCAATGTTGATCTCAAACTCAGGCAGCAAGTGAAAATAACCGAATGCCTTAAAGTCATTCCTCAAGGTAAATTTCATGGGGCTAGTACAACGCGACTATGCCAGCGGCTGTAGTGCCTGTGGACTTGATGATGCTGGGGCGTATCGCTAGGGGTACACCTTTGGCAAGGTAAAACGTAGCAGTAACACCATCGTCACCTATAACAGCCACATTACCTGCTGTGGTGGAAGCCACAATCCCTTTAGGGAGTAACGCTAGATGATTGGTGTCATGGGGGGTCACTGGGGCGAATCGCTTTGAGGGGGACTCTACGCCATGGTAATGGGTTGCATATGGATCAGACATTAGTGATGTCTCCTACAAGTTATATGGGATTAATCGTTAGTGTTTCTCTGGGTCGGCCCTGCTTAACAAAGCCTAATAACAACAACAACAACGCGGGGGTTTAACGGAATTTTTGAATCGCAAATACATTAGACCCATTGGGGCCGTTTTAGGCTCAGGGAACCTAAATTTATAGAATCTCAGGCTAAGTCGTTGATATATATAGGCTTCTTATGCAAAGGATAGTTGATCTCTTGCTGATCTCGGACGCTGTTGGCCTGTGGAAAATTAGTTGGGACAAGGCCGATATTATTATGTACAAATCGGGAAGCCAAGATATCCGGTTGTATCCCAGGCGATTTTATAT